TTACAGCCTTGAGAAAAGCCGCTTTCTACGAAAGAAAATTAGTAAATTCATAAAGCCAAATAAAAATAAAGGTAATGCTTCATCCAAAATAATTAGCGCCAAAACCGCATGAATTGTTGTCAATACCTCGCTATCTAACACGGAACTCAAATAGATTCCCTCATCTAGAGGCAAAAATACGAAAGATAGGCTAGCTACAAGGAGGCAAAAAATTACTATGACATTTTTTGATGTTCTGTAGCCCAGTATTTCAATTGAAGAAAGTTGAAGCTTTTTAAATGCACTAAGAGGATAGCCATAGAACGCACTATTCACCTTCCAGTCCTCATCAATTGTTCTTCCAAATAAAAACCTAAGAGTAAATTTTATTAACTTAATAAAAACTTCAAAAAATGAATTCTCTGCTGAATTCCTTAAAGACTCTAATTTATACTTCAAGCCTCTAAATAAATGAACAGAATCTACATGCTCCTTGAATATTGAATTTAATATTTCGATTCCGAAAACTTTTATACCTTCTTTGGTTAGAAATATATTTTTTTCAGTGTCATAAAAATAATCACTTGGAAAATCTAGTGAGAATGGCTGAGGGGATGCATTAGACATTTCTACTGAGTCTTTAGATGGGCATTTTGGGTCTTCAAAGTTATAGTCCCAATGCTGAGCCCTGTAGATGCTCATTGTGGCAATTCGACAACGTATTGGAACTAAATTCGGCTCATCTGCCTTGATTCGCTTTTTATCAAAAACAACCCAAATTACTGCAACGTTGTCTGGATTTTTATCTGAATCTTTTGCTGGCTTATAACGTATCCCATCTGGGTAATTCCTTCGAATAGAAAATCCCGCCTCAGCATCAGAAAGAATTACAGGATCATAAAACTCCTTATCGCCACCTAGATGAAACTTATCAAGTAATTCTTTACCAGTATTGATCATATAAAAACCTTAGCTATAGATATATGCTTTAGATGTGGACATCTTAGCCTATGACGATCTCTCAAAATGAGGCACATCAACAAAACCCTTGAAATTCCCACCCCACCTATTCTTAGAGCTTAGACTTTCCCAATACTCACCCACATTGCGAATTAATTCTTTATCCCAAACAATCTTACCTTTCCAGAAGAAGTTCAGATCAATGGCGCAGCGTCTTAAGTGATTACTATTCATGGTCTTTGATCTACCGCTTTTGAAGCAGATCTCTTGCTGCTCAGGTGAACGCCAAAGCTCTCCCCCTGTAACTACCCAGCCTTCAGATGTTGCAAACTGAATAAGGCGGCTGACATCAATCAAGAATGCAGCTTGCTCTGCTACCAAACCGCTCATGCCTGCCCTTCTCTTTTGTTTGGGCCATGCATACGCATCACAAAGATCTTCTCCACTGATCTCCCGCCAAAGTAAGCGAGCATCACTAGCTGCCCCCACTCACCCAGAAGCTTTACATAGGCCTCATTGATATCAATTCCCATTGCTGAAAGTAACGCGAATAAGAGATAGGCTGTGAGGATATAAACCAATGTTCCTGGGCGGATGTTCTTTGATAACTTGGAATCGCTACCCATGTCGGATTGCCAACGCTGTGTGGCATTTTCTTGAGAAGCTCGATGCATCTCGGCAAGAAGCTTGGATTCTTCTATCTCAAGCTCTTTTTGCTTAAGGGTGTATTGCAGTAGTAACTGCTCTTGCTCTACTTCTAGCTGTTTGAGCTTGATTAGATCCTCATGACTAGGATTCTCGGGAATGCGCGCCCCAATCTTGCTTTCGATGAACTCCTTTCCTTTAGCCTGGACTGCGCCCGCAAGTAAACCAAGGCCATTGATGGCCAGGGTTTGGACTAGAGAGGTGATGATTGGAAGCATGTAATAGGTTCTTTTCTTGATGCTTGTATTTAGAAGTTCACCGCCCCACAGCCACCTGGGGTATGTTGGCAGTGGGGCGCAATTAAGCGCGCCCACACGCCATCGTTACTTCAACACCCACAGCCGCACCCAAACACCGGCCGCTAGCGATGATCCTCCCTACTGCTAGGGTTTCTTGGCTCCTTTGCTTTCTTGTAGCGCTTCTGGCTCGTGAGCTGAGAGCTTTCCTTCGGTCATTAGCCCCTCCACTATTTCCATTAGGCGATCACCGTCATCTTCACCAAAGACTTTAGCCACTACTTCATGACCATACTTGGCACATAAACGGTCGTACTCCTGCTCTGGAGTAATGGTGGTCTTTGATGGACGCTCGAACACCGTGACGTTCTCGCGCCCGAATAGATTTCGAAGGATATTGGCCTCATACGGCGGCACATGTACATGGATAGTCGTGAATGCATCCCTGCGCACTACCGCTTCAACCTCCTTAATTTGGAAGTCACTATGAATGAGTTCTTTATGGTTCATATTGTTCATCCTTATTGAATCGCCAATACCGCATGGGCATTAGCGCGTGAGATGGATAAAGCGCAACGTAGGTTCACCATTGCATACATGGCGAGCGTATCGTGCGGACGGATGGGGGCAACGATATCTAAATCATCATCCCGAAGCTTCATAAAGCGAGTGTTTAAAAAGTAGCAGCGCTTACTCCACTCCACTGTGCGATTGGCCATGGCATCGAGTTCATCAAACTGCGGATCCCAGATGATCTCTACGCCTTTAAAGGCCAATCCCGTATTTACGCCTGCGCCTACTCCTGCATCGATGTACTTGGTCTCGCCTGATCCAGCGATATGGGTCACCGTCACCTGTTTGCGATAGGTATCAATGAACTTGCCACCAGCGATGATGAAATCCGGGCTACCGCCATGCTTAATGCATTGGCGCCATGCAGTCTCCATCTCGCCTACTAAGTTACCTGGCGATGTTGAGGCAATGTCTGTAACGGCGTAGTTACGCCAATAGCTTGCTTTTGCTCGATCAATACCACCTACCGTACCGGCATCTGGCGCAAGACTGACAAGACTGTCTAAGCCAACTACCACATCAGCACCGTGTGAGCCATCGCGGTGAAGCTCCAGGTCTAGCTTATTGAGGAAGCCTTCTCGCAGGACTTCTAATTGCTCATCCAAGAGATTGATTAATTGCACGCGCTCGTTATATTCGAGTTGGAAGCCTCGCGCCCCACCCTCTCTGACCTTAATGCCATTACTAAACAGTCGGTCGTAGTCAATATAAAGGCCATCAACGGCTCTGCGCCATGGGAATGAGGCCTGTTCTGTTGTATTACGCTTATTGAACTTAACCGTCTCCTCTCCAAAGGCCCAGGTGAAGTTGCTCCCATGCTCTTTGCGAATGTTCTCCACTACATTCTGCTTGGCGCCTAATAGGCTCTTACGGCCTTCCATCAGTTTTTTAAGGAAAGGTCTCTCTACTGCTATTTGATCTACTGGAAGATTGCGCAAGTACTCATCCAAGGAGACCTTAGCTAGCTCTTGCAAGTCTGTATTTGAAATTGGCATATGCCACCCCTATCTATATTTATGAATTAGTTAGATTCATCCTGATTGATAGAGCGTGAATCTATCCATTGCTACGCTACTAGGCGCGACTCTAGCTTTTACGCGTTGTATGAATCAGTAGCATTAGCAGGAGCTTTGCTACATATATTCATTATTGGGTTGATTTAGCTGGGGATTGGATATTTCTGGGGTTTTTATTTATAACTAATAGTTTGATTTAGTATTGTTACTAATAAGCTTGTTACCCAATTGAATACTAAGAATGACTGATCAAAGCCCCGTTGATGTAGATCTTGGATTTTATTTATATCCTGAGTAACCCATCAATGAATGGGATATATAAGATCGGACTAACCACAAATGAGGTAAAGGAAAGAATTTCTCAACTCCATACCACTGGCGTACCAAAGGAATTTAAATCCGAGAGAATTTATAAAGTAGAAACAGAGTAACTTCGAAAAGTAGAGCTCAGATCACATGCCCTTTTAAAGAAAAAAGGTTACCACCATGCGAAAGAGTTTTTTGAATGCTCCTTAGCTGATTGCGAAAATGCAGTACAAGCAGCCATAGAACAAATTACAAGCAAACGAGCAATAGAAGAGTTTGAGGAACAAAAAAAGTTAAGAAATAGATTTTTAAAAGAGAAGAATGAGGCAATATTAGCGAAGAAACAGCAAGATGAAATTTTGGAACTGAACTCCAAAGAAGCATTGCAAAGAAGAAAGCTCAGGGAAGATTGCGTTCAGAAGCGTCGCTCGGATTGGATTGAGGGTCTAGGATGGTTTAAAAAGCTTTGGAGCGACTACCCAAGTTTGAAGATGACCAGCATACGGGAACAAGAGGCATTAGAAAAATGGCCTCTTTTCAGATACGAAGTTGAGAGTAATGCGACATACATCTCCACAGAACACCTAAGATTAAAACTTAGCGACTGTGATTTTAGCGGCCTAAGAAAGAACAAGGGGCGCAGAAGAAGATATAGGCGTTAAAGAGATATTTTCCATAGCGTCAAACTTATTCCACCCCCTCGGTTAGATTCCCATATTGCCTAGATGCTGAGCTATACGATCCATTGGTTGTTCTGAACAAGCAATAGGTGCTCCCAGGGTGGCTGTTCTAGCTCTGATCGGCTGCGGCGCCTGGCTCATGATTTTTACCTTAGACCAGTCTGGCTTTGGCAAGCCTATTGAGTTGTAGATACTCTCGATCACTGGCCACCATTCAAATACTCCATGGTTTTGTACAAATACATTCATATAAAACGGATCGTCCATGTATTTCGCAAAGAGCTCGGACTTATAGCAATGATCCACCTCCCCCTGTCTGGTAGATAGGTACTTGAGCATCTCCTGCTTAGCCTCTTTAACAATGCTGAACTGATCCTTGTTTAGGTAAGAACGGTCTGGCTTTTCGCTCCACTTCTCTTTTTTGCTTCTCTCGACAGATTCCATCATGCTACCTACGAGTTCGCCTTCAATCTCATAGCTATGCAACTTATCTAAAAGATCTTCAACTTTTGACTTGAGTACTTCATTCTCTTTAGTAAGATCGCGATTGGTATTAGCCATCTTTTGAAATCTGTTTTCACTACGATTGGGTTGTGTCGCCTCCTCTACTTGATCCTTGGGTACCTCCTCGGTTGCGCTCAAGACTCTTTCAATTAGATCCTTACCACTCTCAAACCGTATGGGGGTTTGCGGCTCAGCCTCAACGGTAAGCACAACAGGAGGTGGTAGTAATTCACTGATATCTTGGGCAACTATTGGCTCTGACTGTGGATTGGATGCCAATGAAGGCATCTCAGCCGGTACCAGCGCCTCACCCTTCACAGGTGAAAAGACGGGTTCCGCACCCTCCTCTTCTGCCTCTAGCTCTTGCGCAGGATTCTCTCCTTCGGTCACGGGCTCTTTACTTAGGCTATCAACCAAGGCAACAGACTTTTGCTGAGTCTGGCGCTTAGCATCTTCTTGCTGCTGGAGTGCCGCCTTTTCTGCAAGTCTTCTCTCAAGGTCTTTCTGCCTCTCTAATCTAGCTGCTTCCTTTGCAGCAACCACTTGTAGTCGTACCACTTCATCTTGAGCTGCCTTCTCATCAGCTTTTCTGCGTCTTTCTTCGTCTGCTAATTGTTTGACCTTAGCTTGCGCTTCTTGCTCTGCTTTCTCTAAGGCGCGCTCTTCTCTTGCCTTATTGCGCCTAGCAACAGCTTCTGCTGCATTTTTCTCTTCAGTCTCTTTACGCAATTTTTCTTGCTGGCGCTTGGCTTCACGCTCTTGCTCCTTCTGAATTAAACCGCCATTGCTTAATACTCCAGAGCTAAAGTTTTTCACTTCTTGTGTCATCTACCATCTCCTCTTTTAAATGTTGATGCTTCCCTTGTTTTTCCCTATCGACTTCCCATTGCCAATTCATTGAAATATCCCTGTATCCAGGGGCTTGCTTTTCAATCTTGGGTATAAATTGATTGGAATCGATTCGATCGTCATATCGCAAGAGAGTCTCTTGTAGGAGGCTACGGATATGTTCGTAATCCATTCCTCTTGCTTGTAGGTTTTGCATTTGAATGGATAGGCCGGTAATCATTGGCAGTACTTTTAACCAGCCTTCCTTCTCCTCAATGCCATCAGGTGAGCCAGTCGTTCCGGCTCGGATGCGCAGGTCAACCATTTCAAAGATTCGCTCTTTAGTAAGTTCCGGCCAATCGTAGGTTTTCTCCTTTGTCGTGATGGTCTGGCCATCAACCATGATTGTTTTGCTAATTGGCGCGCCTACATAACGCTCTACCTGTTCTTTGGTGAGCTCTTGCAGCAGTACTTGGGCGCTGTATTGCGCGATCTCTTGCAGCCAATCCTCAATTTGGTCTTTGAATTCAAATACGCGCCCTGATAAAGCTCTTTGCAAAATGTTTGCCTCTGTAGCGGTCTTGGGTCTTACTACGGTAGACCTTGCTGCATCTTGCAAGCCTGTAACTTGCTCCCAGTCATAACGTACTGCGCTGGTGTCATAGACGATCGGGTCTATTTTTGGGTGACCCCTTGGAATAATGACTTGGTTTAGGGGCTTACCTTCTGTATCCACAATCGTGATCTCACCAAAGCGAGAATCCGAATGCTTCTTAATGGTCTTCTCGTTGATATCAGCAGAAGCCACCCATCCCGGAATACATAGGTCTCGATGTTGATTGAATCGATCCCTCGCTTCATTGTGTTCATCTTGCAGGCGCTCAGTGAGATCCACTAAGCTTGGGCCAACAAACTGACCGTCAACCACTTGATATGGCAATAAGAAGAATGGATACCAACGTTCCCCAGCCCTAGGTGGCGAATAAGGCTCCCTTAGCCAGTCCGTTGCGCCCTCCACCATGGTGTATACACGCTGAGTGGTCCTATCCCAGATCTCCAGTACAGCAATCTGCTGATCATCACTCACTGGCCCAGCATCTAACTGCATTGAAGCCAGTCGCCTAGCCTTCTTATGCGATGGCTCGCCCTGGCCCGGTTGATAGATCTTGGCATTGGAGAGATTCTTTTTATACAGAGCCTCAGCTTGGGATCTTTTCATGGGAATGACTTGGCACATCCAATCTGCATCCGTGTAATCCCAGAACTCGCAAATGGATGGGTCAATGAGAAGGTTTTCTGTGAGCACCCTATCAATGACTAAGCCTTCAGCAGATTGCACTTCGGATTGCTCTTGTAGCGACCGAATCAGTTCTTCCAGCTCAGCTCTTTTGGCATCGTGATGATTGGCTTGGTCTTTGTCTTGGAGGTCTTTTTCAAGCTCCTCTATAGATAGAAGGTTTTCTTGGGCATCATTAATCCGTCCCTGAATATACGCATCCTCATGGACATTTCTTTGGTACATCACCTTTAGGATTCCAAAGCTACAGGTCAATGCCGCCCTGACTGTGGACTTAGCTCGATTCTTTAACTGGGCATGCTCTAGAGCCCTATTGGTAACTTTTTCCAGGGTACTGCAAAAGAGCTTAATATCCGCGCCCGTATGGGCTGGGGTAATTGAGATCTCTGGGTTCCGCGCATAGACATTAGGTAGAACTGCGGAGATAGTTCCGTGGATTAAGTTGGCTCTAAGGCTGTAGAAATCTTTACCAGTAGGATCTGCATTCCAGTTAAACCCAGCAACAGTATTGCGGTTGTGCTTTACACGCTTATGAAAGCTAGACCAATGAGCGTGCGCATGTTTAATGCGGGCATTCCATTTTTGTTGAAGAGCTTTGGAGTCTTGGGGCACATCCTTTTTATAAAGTCTGGATGAATATCCTATGGATTTTTATAGAATTTATTTTCCCTCGAAATGTCTCAATAATTTATCAAGCTCACCCAACAAATTTCTCACCTCTTCGAAGGCATCTCTTGAGAAGTGAGGCTCATAGTGTCGCCATTCAGTCATATCGGTCTTTGTATACGACTGCAAAAGTTTCTTGCATTCCTTTGAGTTCGTTGGGGCTGGTTTTTTTAATACCCTCAGTAGTAACCCCTCCAGGCAAGGGGTAGATCCGACCATAAGAATGCCGCAATCCTTTGCAGTTTTTTTAAGATCATCAGACCAAATAAGGTCAGTATCTAACAAGGCAATTTTTTTGTCGTAACTAGCAAGTCTTGTATGCCGAACTACTTGGGCCACAATACTAGCTGGGCCTCCACCTTGTGCGTTTCTAATCGTAACGTTAACACCCTCATTATCAGAGCAGTAGATATTCCTTAGATACTGTAAAAAGGCAGCCTCGCAATCACCCTCCCCCATCACAAGAAGAGTCTTTCGTTGACGTCGAACCTTTTTAATCATTTGCAACTATTAAACCTGTGGAATAGCGCCGTAAGCACCGGCCATGTACTTTGCATACAGATTGTCATCTGCCCTAACCCCTTTTATGCTATCTAAACGCCATGCATCGCTTACGCATTCCTGATTTTTCTCCACCAATATCACTTGAGACTTATGTAAGAGACTCAAAACCTCTACTGAGTGGCAGGTAAAAATAACTTGGGCATTTTTTGGGTTAGTTTTGGGAGAAAAGAACAAATCTAATATTGGATGAAGCATATGTGGATGCAAATCCGCCTCAAGCTCATCAATAATTGCCAGTCCCCCACTATTAAGCACTGGCAATATTCTTGAGAGTAGTAGATAGGCTCCTTGAGTTCCGCTCGATTCATGCTTAAACATAAGAGAATGATCGACTCCATTCACCTTATGAACCCCAATCGGAACAAATATATGCTCTTCTTTGCCAGATTCTTGGACATGAGTCTGCTTCTCAACTCTCACGGCTGAGAGACCTAAGTCCCATCCACACAAGAGCTTATTCATTTGATCACGTATAGGCTCATTGTCCGCATACATTGCAGATGCGCCAATAATCTGAAAGTCATCTAAATGCTGGCGACCAAATACATTAACGTTACTCAATACAAAACCCGAAACTATTTGCAGAGCTAGAGGTACCTTATATTGAGCGGCAGTTGCTATTAAAGAAGCATTCTCTCGGACCTTTTCCGCCTCTTTTTGCAATAGGCCAAACTGTTTTTGCTTGATCACATATTTCTTGTTTTCCGCGTCCCAGTCTCTAGTAAAAACGTAAGAATATGCACGACTCTGTTTGCAGTACAAAGATTCGGAATAAACGCGATGTTCATCGACATCCAAAGAATATCTCCACTCTTTTTCATCCATCTCAAATTCAATTTCAAAATGGCTGGGCTTATCTTTGGCCGAAAAATGAGCAACCAAAGGAATGAGAGCATCCACCCTACTTTGAAAGGAGAGTTTGATAAACCAATCTAAAAATGCCATAGACTTAATGAGCGCAGTCTTTCCGCTGGCATTGGGCCCAATAATTGCCATTGCCTTGGATAACCTCTTCCCAACGACGGTTCCAAATGACCGCTCATCATTGGGTACGTGTTGGCTCATCTCCATAGAGATATGAACCTCTTCTAGGAAAGATTGAAAGTTTCTGACTTTGAATGAATAAAGCATTTTTTATCGTATTCCGCTATTTTCAACAAATTTTTGCTGAAATCTATTGTATACGCATATTTTTACAATGCCAATACCAGAAAAATGACCCTAAATTGCACTTTCAGGCCTCCTAGACCTCATCACCCCATACCTCGTAGCATCCCAAGCATGATCTTCGGCATCCGTGTCTACGTCTTCAGGATTGAGTGAATCTGGCGGTAGCTGTGGGATTGTTCTTAGCCAATGCTTACAGGTTGAGAAGATCTTGAGCCTGTCTTCCGCCAGAAGTCTGATAATTTCCTGAGCTCCGTTTACTCTGCTTCTTGGGGCGTTATAGGCTTCGGTCCATTTAACCCCTTTATCTCTGAAGATTTGGCCAATGGATCGCTCTGCTCCTATCTTCGAGAATATGGATGGGTCAGCTAGGTTCATACGGTATTCATAACCAAGGCGTTGGTCATGTATCTCGATCTTCCTGATCTTCTCCGCAACTACGGTTGCGTCTTCTCTAGCGCCGGTGTTTTCTTTATCGCCGTATCCATAGAGCTCTCTCCATAGGTAATAGACTCCATCATTAGATAAAGCAAACCAATAGACGGCATATGGCCTGGCATAACCCCAATCCATTGAACGCCATACCTTCCAGTTAGGCGGAATAGTAAAGGGCTCTACAACGTGTTTAGAGGGCTGCCATACGCCTTCAAGGAAACTTCCCACATGGATATCCCAATCACCTTCCAACCAGGCTCTGCGCCTATTTGGATCGCTTAGCGACTCTAGGCTCATCAGGTAGTTAGGATCATTTTTGAGAAGATGGGTGTTCTCATAAATTGTTGAATGAATTCTCACCCTAGGTAATGCGCCTTCTTGCCGAATGATTTGCCCCGCTGGAATATTTCCAATCTGAAATCTTTCCTTTACTGATGCGTGGCCTACTCCGAATGGATTGCAGGTAGCCCTCACCATTCTCGGCATCCCGGGGTGAGATGACCTACAGGTGGAATGCATCGCTTCGTAGAAAGAAAGATTGCGCCAGTTGGTTAACTCCTCGAATCCTAGCCAAGGATATTCGTGGCCATGGTAATTCCAGTAGTCGTCTTCGTTGACTCCATAACGGAAATACAGCATCTCTCCTGTGGGCCACTTCCAGACGTAATCTGATTCATTGAATTTGGCACCTGGAAAGATTTGATAGAACCAACGCTTACTTTTAGCTACTACGTCAGCTAGTTGCGGATACGTTAGGCGAAAGAGTGTTCCGCGCCAATGATCTCCAAAGCCTCTACCTACATGCTGGGCATAGCTCATTAGCAAGGTGTCGGTCTTGCCCCCTCCTCTGGTGCCCTCAAGCAACACCTCATATACGGGGCAAGTCAGAAACAAGGTCTGACTTCCAGGTAATGGCGCCCAGATTGTTTTCATTGGTTTTTTAATGCGTCAGTGTTTTGGCTGAACTGCCCGTTCCCAATCCTCAACACTCATGGCACTTGGTACGACTAGCACGCCACTTTGTAGCGGAGCTCCATCTTTACCCGTGTGCTCAATTGCCGATAGTCGCGGATGTACATAAGGTGCTGCATGCCTTCCAACAGTGGCAGCCATGTTCAGTAGTTTTATTCGGGCTTCACTGGCCGACTCTTTTTCACCAAGATCCTCTTTGCGAATATTGCCAGCATGCTCATATAGCTGATGCATTACCTTCATCATGACTTCTAATGGAGTGATTCCCTGGGTTGCTACCGCTTCAGCAATCTGACGGGTACGCTTAGTCAGGCTGCCAGTCTTGCGACCTGCGCCAGGTCTAGCCCCACCCTTTGATTTCTTTTGATTGTTTTCAATCATGGCAACTTGATCATTGTCAGAAGATGGGGCTGCAATGCAACTGAATCACCGATGGGGTCTTCAAATTCAATGATAATTCTTTGAAATAGATCAAATCGGCTTTGGGCGCCTCGGTGCTTTACCACCGTACCTATACGCCCACTGGGAGTCTTCACAATTGAACCTATGGGAAAGTCTTCCATGTCTGGGCGATCAATGACACCAACCATGGCTTGGCTTACTTGCTTAGCCTGCATTGGATACCTCCTGACGCTTGCGTAGCTCAGCGAAGATTCTGGTTTTAAATGCATCATAGCTTTCTGAGCCTTGTGCTCGCATGCCTAGCTCCCTTCCTTTGATGTCTATCCCTTCATTACTTTTCCACCAGATATCCTCACCTGGATCATTAACTTGACTCTTTTTTCGCATGCCTTTGAGAATGGCCAAGACAAAACCTACATTGATGGGTGTTGAACTTGATGCACGTCTTCTCGTCTCTTTGGCTTGCAAGATGGCATCGGCCATCTCCTTTTCTAAAATATCCATACCAATCATCTCTTTGATACGCCCGTCATCAAGAGGAATGTTGATACCCTCCTTCGCAAAAAGTTGAATTATCTGAGCTGAGATTTGGTCGGTCATCCCAACATTTTTCCTTTCTACCCCATTGTTTTGTTTGTCTGGGGTATGGAGATTGGTGTTTGGTGACTGGTGTATGGTGTTTGGTGAGCATTGCGTTGGCAATGCGTTCGCATTGCGATCGCATACAGAGTTAGGGGTACTGTCTGGCAGTATTTGCTCTGCTGAAGACGACTGCCAACGACCTTCTGCACTACGCCTAGCTTTAATTTGGCGATCTTTAAAGCGAGTGATCTCATGGTCACAGCGCTCTTGTCGCCAACCATCATCTGTTGGATTAAAAAATTCATTGAGGACTGAGACCACTGCATTTTTTTCCTCTTTAGATCTGGCATTGATTAATCTTTGGACGATCTTCACATCGGCTGGAAGTGGTTTTTCTGTAGCGTAGTACTTTCTGATCAGGCGACTATAAGTGGCGTCCTCGATAAAGGTTAGATGTGCGGTTGCTTCTGCGTAATCTCCAATGTGATGCTCGTAGTAATTCATTTAAAACAGTCTCCGTAGCGTTCTTTTTCTTGTGTAATTTATTTAATGCAAGAGATGAATCTAACAATCGGAAAGCGTATCGTCAAACGCATTTTTTCTGAATTTATTTTGAATTTATTTATCTACTAATTCGTTGTAATCCTTCTTTTATAAATTTGAGATGATTAAATATTTCTCTTGAGGTGTTAATTGATCTATGTATGTCCACCGCTCTCCTGATGCCATCAGAAATTACTGATAAGGCTGTAGCCCTTTACTGGATTAGGATGTAGCACTTATATGAGTAAATATTTTTTTGTAAGGCAAAAATAATTTGTGAGGAGAAAGTGGGTATTGACTTTTGATTGACCATCAAAATTTCATTGACTACATTGCTCCTCTGTAGCACACATATTCATACATAACAAAACAAGATGGAGAACAATTTGATGGTAGCAATTCGGCTTTACAGTTTGTATCGTTCATACGGTTACACAAAGATGAGTTCTGCAAAGATGGCTTTGCAGAGTTATCGAAAGAATATGAAGCGCGCCAGTCAAGGAGATCGCCATGAGTAATTCCAATGAACAAACACCATCAATTACATTAATACGAATTCCACAGATCCTTGAGATAATGCCAGTTTCGAAATCAAAATTCTGGCTGATGGTTCAGAAAGGTGAGTTTCCCAAGCCAATCAAGATTGGGAGATCGTCTTTTTGGACGATCGAGCAAGTACAGGCTTTTATCCGAGAAAGAGCAATGCAACCCAATACTTGATAAATGAGAATTTTATTAGGCAATGGCAAAGTTTACGGCACTTGAATTATTTAGTTAAGAAACCACTATGAAGGCGGGTTTTAATGTGAAGATAACTCTTAGTCAGTGATAGCATTTACTTAATGAATAAGAATGCATGAACATGCATACCCCCCCCTGCTCAAGGCACGATTTTCACAGCTTAAAGACTAAGAATGTAATCACACATTAAATCGGGCCCTGATGTTTGGATATAACCAATCCCATTTCACTCAAAACATTTGACACTCATATTCCCATATTGTCTTGTTTTAAGCTTAAATCCACCGATACCTATATCAAGACTCTGCCTAAAAATTCTTCCAATACTTAGTCACCATTAAAACAGCAGTAAAATAACATACCCAGTTAATGCGCAAGAGATATCACTAGGCTATCTAGCGGATAAATGATACAAGCGATTGTCATCATCAATTTAGGACAAAAAAAAGAAAATACAATCCATGTGAAGATGGTTGCCAGCTTAAAACTCATCTCATTCCAATTTTTTAATACGATCAAAATTCAGATCCGAGCAAACTGAAGTATCAATTAATTTTTTGCAAATTGTAACTGCTGCGGTTGTTTCAGTTATGTCGCTAAAAAAAGTTTTTGCTCTATATAAGCCATCACCGGTGAGACACTCTTTTATCTTCTTGCTAAAACTAAGATAGATTAGATCAGGGTTGTAAAGATTTTGTCTGGTATGGGCATAAGAAAACGGGCCGCTATTTTTTCCAAAGATAATTTTGGAATGTTGACTAATATAAGCAATATCATTAAGTCGACCAACATCCTCTTTAAAAATATTCTCGGTAAAATGTACATTAGGCAAATCGATCTGAACTGGGTAAGTCAGCAAAAATTCATGGTCAGAGTATTCTAAAGCCAAGGTCTCTACTATATCTTTCATATCACCCATATCGCTTTGCAGACTTTGTTGCTTGCCATTGCAAAATAATAAGAGAGGTTTGCCCCGCACGATCTCTAAAAATTGATTTGCATGAGTTAAATCAAATATATCCCAGTTTATAGAAGGCAAATAAGCCATGGGATCTGATTGCAATCTCAATCCCAGCAGTTGATAAAGCTCACTCCAGGCAGAATATAAAATGACAAAATTTGCATTATCCTGAACACCTGGATGTAAATATTCTCCAACCCAACAACCAATCCAGGTGTTTATATATAATGTCCCACTCTCATCAATTTGCATTAATTTTACAAATGGGTTCACAGATTTATGTAAATCATCTAGGGGTATGAAATCACAATCTAAATCAGCAACAATACTAGGGTGATTACCATGGGCATATTTACACCTTATGTTTGGGGAATATTTTATTAACTCTCGTACATATTCCTT